GATTATAATAAGTATCATGATTGAGTATCAAATATTACAAGCACTAACACAAGACGAAGAATACACTCGTCAAGTTAAACCATTCCTTAAACAAGATTACTTCCAGCAACTTGATCACAAATTAGTATACAAAGTAGTTGATGAATACTTTGATAAGTATAATGCATTGCCTAAACCAGAAGCACTACTTATTGAACTAGAACAAGTAAGTGGATTTGATGAAAAGACAATCAAGTCTTCTATTGAGATGGTATCTTCCTTTCAAGGGTATGAAATTGATGAATGGTTATTAGATCAAACAGAGACATTCTGTCAAGATAAAGCAATCTACAATGCTATTATGTCTGGTATCGATATTATTGAGAAGAATCCAGATGAGAAAGGACAATTACCAGGACTACTACAAGAAGCATTGCAAGTTAGTTTTGACAACAGTGTTGGTCATGACTTTATAGAAGATGCAGATGATAGATACAAATTCTATCACACTGTAGAACAAAGAGTACCTTTTGATCTTGACTTTATGAATAAGATTACTAAAGGTGGTCTACCAAACAAAACTCTGAACATTGTAATGGCTGGAACTGGTGTAGGTAAGTCATTGTTTATGTGTCATTGTGCTGCATCCAATATGTTAGAAGGTAAGAATGTATTGTATGTAACAATGGAGATGGCAGAAGAAAGAATAGCAGAAAGGATTGATGCTAACTTACTAGACGTAACAATGGAGGAGCTTACAAGTTTACCAAAGAGTGCATATGAGAAGAAGATGGAACGTCTGAAGAAAAGATGTACAGGTAAACTAATTGTAAAGGAATATCCAACTGCAAGTGCTAATGCTAATCATTTGAGACACCTTTTACAAGAATTGAGAACTAAGAAGAACTTTAAAGTAGATGTAATGTATATTGACTACTTGAACATATGTGCTTCTTATAGGATAAGAGGAGGAACTAATGCCGGATCATATGCCATTGTCAAAGCGATTGCAGAAGAACTACGAGGACTGGCTGTGGAATTCAACGTCCCAATCATCTCTGCAACACAAACAAACAGATCTGGGTTCTCGAGCTCTGATATTGGTCTGGAAGATACGTCGGAAAGTTTCGGTCTACCAGCAACAGCTGACTTCATGGTGGCACTCAGTCAGACAGAAGAATTAGATAAGCTAAATCAATATCAAGTCAAGCAGCTTAAGAACAGATATGCAGATCCAGGATTTCACAGAAGATTCGTTGTAGGTGTTGACAAATCTAAGATGAGACTTTTTGATGTTGAACAAGCTGCGCAGACAGAAATGATGGACGATACACCACTATTTGATAGAAGTAGTGCAGATAAACCAAACATAAAAAATATATTTGAGGAATTTAAGTAAATGAAACTATCACAAGAAGATGCTTATAAAGCTACAATAAGGGGAATGCAACAAGAAGTACACGATCTTCAAATGAGAATAGCTGCATTAGTAGTAGAGAAGTCTCAAGTACAGCAAGAACTAAAAAAGTTACGAGAAGCTGTAGGATTAGATCCAAAATAATTTAAAATAAGTGTTGACTTCAAATGATGTCTTTAGTATAATAGTATCATATTGAGGGAGACACCCCGGACTGGAAGAGAAAAGGTAAATGCAAATACCTAACCAGACGAGAGGGTTTACACGAGATGGCGACTTTATCAATCGCTCAGAGGTAAGAAGATAGGTGAAGACCCCGTACGGCAGCTTGAGGAAGGCCGCTCTGGAAAGAGATAATATGGCGGGTAGTTAATAACGAATCAATATAGACTGAGGCGAGCTCGAGTTTGAAGAAACGCTAGATGCTACAACGGGAGAGAAACCCTGCAGTCGGAAAGGGATAGGTTATTAGGTTTGCACTTGATAACGACACAAGAACTTAGCGGTTCAGGATCCATTCTCTTAGCAAGAGATAGTAGGACGCTTCGGCCAACCCTACCTGGAGCTCTGAGATTAACGAGTACGATATAAGTCCGAGGCCAGCCAGTTGAATTAAAGACCCTCACGGGTCTTTTTTTTTGTTTTTTTTCAATAAACTGTTGACTTCAAATCATATAATTAGTATAATAGATGTATAATTTGATAAAGTAAGGAGATAAATTATGTTAGAAGTAAGAATATTAGGAAACCAACCAGAGCCAAGTTTGACTTCAGAAGGTTTAGAAATTGTAGATTTTGAACTAAGAACTAGAGATGAAGAGCTTTTTGAAAAAGGCAAGCAAATTGTAAATGAGTATATTGAAGCTAATCCTGAGTGGGAAATGTGTCAACTATTCATCAATGATCCAATGACAGTTGGTATCTATCCACAAGACAGCACAGGAGCTGCATTTAACAGCATAGTTTTAGAATTAGAAGCTCTAGGTTTCTATGGTAAAGCTGCTGGCTATAGAGAGTTGACTTAATTTAGAAAATAGAGGATAATATAGATATGAAAAACGAATGTAAACATTTCAAATACAGTGATGAGAAGCAAGATCTTCCTAACTGTATTGTAGTAAAAGCTGTCGATAGTGATTTCGAACAGTTGTTAGTAATGAATAGTAAAGAGTGTCAACTCTTTATGGATAAGTCTAATGAGAATGCATCATGGGCTCTTATGGCTGATAGCTTAGAGCATCGTAGTGGTGTTGCTATCATGGACGGTAACTGGGAACTAGTAGCATCATGTATCAATGGTATTGCTAGACCTCTTCACTAGGAGATAATTATGAAATTTAAAGACACGTTAGAGTATAAGCAATATGAAGCACGTCAGACATTGGACGATAAACAAGCACCAATTGTTAAGATAGTGGAATCTATTTCAAGACTAGATGGACCACAGCTTGCTGTGTTAGGTGATCTTGCAGCAGAACGTAATCTTGCTGACAAGATTATATTTGTATGTGAAGTAGCAATGAGAGAGAAAGATTTACTGGAGAAAAGTAATGCATAGACCTTATAGAAATACAAAGAACGATATGACGTTTGAAAGAGCTGACAGAATGGAAGCCAACAAGTCAAAGAATATGATTGATTTCTTTGGAGCTTGTCAAGAACGATTGTTCTATTATGGTAAACTAGACGAAGCATTTTACTTTGAGCAGATCAAAGACTATCTTAAAGAAGGTGGTGAATTAGATCCAAGTAAAGCAGCAAGAGCTCTAGGTTTATGATTAAGTATATTTTACTATTATCTTTGTTCCCGTCAATTGCACAAGCATGGGACGAGAATGGTGAAGTAGCTTGTTTAGCTGAAGCTATCTACTTTGAGTCTGGTAATCAATCAGATGCTGGAAGATTAGCTGTAGGTCATGTAATTATAAACAGAACAGAGATGAGAGAATATCCAGACACAATATGTGGAGTGATCAAACAAGGACCTACATATACAAATTGGAAAGGAAGTACATATCCAATTAAACATAAGTGTCAATTTAGTTACTATTGTGATGGTAAACCTGAAACTATTGAAGACAGTAAGACGTGGAATGAGTCGTACATACTTGCATCCTTACTTGTAAATGGTATGTATGACTTCACGCATGGAGCAAGTCATTATCATAATGATAAGGTTCATCCATATTGGGCAGACCATTTGTATAAGACTGTGACTATTGATAATCATATTTTCTATAAATAATTGCAAACCTTTAAAAAGAGCTATACCAAGCTCGAGGAGAAAATATGATTAACAATACATTTACAGAAGTCATTCAAAAAGCATTTCAAAAGAAGCCTGGCGGAAAAGACCACAAACTTGTACAAGATGTATCAAAAGAATACAAAATTCCTACAGAATCTACTGGTAAACTAAAAATAGAACCGAAGGATGAAAAGGCATTTAAAATGCTCGTGGGCAAAAAACCAATGACATCTGGAGTTGGTTATGGTGAGGTAGCAATTTACTGGTTATACAATTACCATAAAAAAAACAGAGAAGAAACTGGACACATAAAAAAAGAACGGCTAGAACTTAACCAAGGTGGAAATGAACCAGATTTAAAGTTTGCCCCTTCTGGACCTGCATTGGAAATTAAAGCATATGATTCAGCTAACATGGTAAGTTTAGGAAGATTCGTAGACTCATTAAGAACATTTATAGATGTATCTGCACCAATCTTAGGTGTTAGAAACATAGTAAGAACTGGAACCGTTACTCTTTTAAACTTAAACCATGAAAGTTTAATTGAAGCATCATCAGATTTTTGTGATTTGAGAGGTGCAATAATGGAATTACCAAAAGCCAGAAGAGAAAAGTATGAAATCTTTAAGAAAATGATTAAGAAGTTTGAGGAATTTGATGTAATAGCTAACAGTATAGGATTAAAAGATTGTACATTTCAAAAATCAGGACTTCAACCAGGTGGTGAATATATTGCATATAGATTAGGTCAGTATGCTATAAGTGAAGCCACAAAAGTAAAACCTGGAGACGGACAATTTATTGTTATAGTAGCTGGATCAAAAGGATCGTTTGATGATAGTAAAGGAGTCGCAATGATCAAACTTAATCAAGCTGATATATCAAAAGATCCAAAAGTATTAGCAAAAGGTTATAAGTTTAAAGGTGGAGCATTTATGGTAGACTTTAAAAGGGTATTTGGACAATTATAATGGAAAAAGCAACTAAAAACACTCACTTAAATCACTTAGAAGATAATGTCTTCTTAGGTGGTGTTGATGGTACAAGAGATTCAATTCACTTTTTAAGATCATTTAGAGACCTATTACAAGGAAGATCCACAAAAAAAGTTAACACCAGTGTTAAGTGGGATGGTGCACCAGCTATATGGGTAGGACCTCATCCAGACTCAGGTAAGTTTTTTGTAGCAAAGAAAAGTTTATTCAATAAGTATCCTCTTTATTATACTTCTGTTGAAGAAATTAAAAATACAAAAGACTTGAGTTCAGAGTTAAAGAAAAAATTTATACTTGCATTTGAAATGTACAAAGATGTAAAGTTAGATAAAATAATACAAGGTGATTTCTTATTTGATTCTACTGATCTTAAAACTACAAGAATTGATGGAGTAGAGTATATTACATTTCATCCAAATACTATTGCATATTCTATTCCAGCTGACAGTGAATTAGCAAATACAATAAAGAAAAAGAAGATGGGTATAGTATTTCATACAAGTTATACTGGAAGTACCATAGATAATTTACAAGCAACAGCTGGAGTAAAACTTCCAAAAGCACCTCAAGGAGTATGGCAGATAGATGCTGACTATAAAGATATGCAAGGTTCAGCTAGTTTGACTAAAACAGAGACAGCTAAGATTGATAGACATATGAGAGAGTTAGGTACTCACTTTAGAATGGTAGATAAGAGTACAATGGATATTCTTAATGAACCAGTAATTGCTGCTTTCTGTACAACATATACTAATGCTTTTATTAGAGCAAACAAAACACCTACACCAGAAGAAGCTGCAGCAGGTTTGGGTCAGTTTATTATGGACAAGTTTAAAGTAAAGATAGACAAGCTAAAAACACCAGCAGGTAAAAAAAGACAGATGGATGCAATGGGTGCTATAATAAAACCATTATCAATGATACCACCACATGAATTAGTATCAGTATTTCATTTGTATTATGGATTACAAACAGTAAAGAACATTATAATTAAGAAACTGAATAGCTCTGGTTTTATCAAAACATTCATTAAAACAAACGATGGATGGAAGGTAACTGGACAAGAAGGTTACGTTGCTACAGATAGTTTGGGTAAGAACTCTATAAAGTTGGTAGATAGACTTGAGTTTTCTTATGCAAACTTTTCGAATGACGTGATAAAAGGGTGGCAATCAGATCTTAGAAAGTAAAAGTTATTATAAATAAAGCTGGCGATATCAATAGAGCCTCGAAAGAGTGATATTAAAGACAAGTTAAGCCTAAGGGAAACACTATGCCGATTAATGAAATATCTAATCAACCAGTAGCATATGGTGCTGGTAAACAACAAGGAAACGATACGGGTGCACCTGTGGTGCGTACACCTCTACCTTTAGATAAACCAAAGAAAGATAAACTTAAGATGGCTAAACCATCTAAGAACCTTAAAGATATCATCCAAATCAGACCTGAAATAAAACAAGCTAATGAAGACTTCTTACCTGAAGCTCATGGTGTGTTTACATTTGGAAGAATGAATCCTCCTCATGCTGGTCACCAAGCAGTTGTAGACAAAGTAGCAGATGTAGCTAAGAAGAACAAAGCTAAGCATGCTCACGTAGTTGTCTCACATTCACAAGACAAGAAAAAGAATCCTTTGGATCAAAAGACTAAGTCAGGATATGTCTCTAAGATGAATCCTAATGTAAAAGTTAAAGGATCCAGCAAAGAACATCCAAACTTTCTATCATATGCTAAGAAGATGCATGGTAAAGGTGTAAAGCATTTACACGTTGTTACTGGAGATGATAGAAAAGATGAATTCCATAAGACATTAAAGAAATATAATGGACACAAAGACCATTACAATTTCAAATCTATAACAGTACACAGTGCTGGAGCAAGAGATCCAAAAGCTAAAGGTGTAACTGGAGCTAGTGGAACAAAACAAAGAGAATATGCTAAAGCAGGTGATTACAAATCATTCCATAAGAATCTTCCTAAGTCATTACATAAAGACGGACAGTCAATGTATGATAAGATGAGAGAAGAGTGGGAAAACTATGATATAGAACTATCACTGACTGAAAATATTATTCAAGAACTAATTAATGAAGATTCTTTATATGAAGATTACATCAATGAAAGAGTCTTAACATTAATGCAAAGAAGAAAAGCTGGACTTAAGATGAGAAGACTTAAGTTTAAGATTGCTCGTGCAAGAAAGATCAAAAGAAAACGTATGGCCACTATGGACATGCTACAAAGAAGAGCAAGAAGACAAGCAAGAACATTCATTAGAAAAAGAATTGCTGGTAAGCAAGGAGCTAACTACAATCAATTATCTGCTTCACAGAAGATCAACATAGATAAGAGAGTAGAGAAAAAAGCACAATTCATAAATAAATTAGCAATGAGGTTGTTGCCTCGTGTCAAACAAGCAGAGTTAGTTAGATTAAGAAATGTCAGATCAAAAAAAGAATCAATCAATACAGATTTCGAAAATTACATCACCGAGATTCGTGATGATGGGAAGACCGGAAATAACGGTTCAGGGGAACGAAAAGATTTTATCACTTACTTTGAGCAAGAAGGAAGTGCCCCTAGTAACCCGAAAATCAAACAGCTAGCCACTAAGCATAAGAACGAAGACGATTCTAACGAAAAAAGACAAGCTATTGAGAAAGAAAAACTCAAAGCACAAATGGCTAGAACAAAACAAGCAGAGATAAGAAGAGAAGCTAGAGACGTTTCAGAAGCAGTTGACGTCATGGTAGATGCATTAGCAGCTTTGGATCGAAAGGCTCAGATCGCAAACGTTGAATTAGATACTCTTTTTGTCGAATTCGTAGAAGGATATCAAAATCCTCATGGACAGCAAACATCTCAACAAGGTGGATTTGCAGCGGTGAACAGACTCTTAGCAGAAATGTCAGATGCTCAGAAAGATAAAGCTGAAGACATTGTTAAGGGAATGAAAAAGAAAGCATCCTACTTTAAAAAGAAATATGGTAAAGATGCTAAGTCTGTCATGTATGCAACTGCTAATAAAATGGCTCAGGAAAACGTTGAAGAATCACTTAAAGATTGGTTTGGTAAAGGTAAGAAGGGTGATTGGATTAGAGTTGGTACTGATGGTAAAATAAAAGGTGACTGTGCTAGAGAAGAGGGTGAGGGTAAACCAAAGTGTATGCCTAGGTCTAAAGCTCACAGCATGAGTAAAAAAGACAGGGCATCAGCAGCACGACGAAAGCGAGCTGCTGATCCGGTTGCTGACAGAGCAGGCAAAGGTGGAAAACCTGTTATGGTCAAGACTCAAAAAGAGTCTAAAGATCCAATCACTAAGAAAGAAAAATACATGATGACAGGAAGACATCCATTCGATCCTAAGAAAGGATTGATGATTGATGTAGATAAACAATTCGAAAACTTTATGGATGGTAAAAAACCAGAAGATAAAGGTGATGCTAAAAGGCACGGATTGTCCGGTAAAATGTCCTCATCAGCCCTTAAAAAGGTAAGAGGAAGTGAAAAAGCATCTCCAAGAAAGAAACAACTAGCACACTTTTTGCTAAACATGACTAAAGGTAAGAAGAAATGAAGTATAATCCAAATATTAAAGTGCCAGGTGTAGGTGGTCCGGAGTATATGAAGAACCTTAAAAAATCAATTGCTGATCTTAAAAAGAAAAAAGAACCTAAAAAAGAAGTTAAAGAAGGTGGCAACGAAGGTTGGGAAAGATTTAGAAAGAGACAAGGCAAGACTCTTAAGAAAATACTTAACAAAATGAGAAAGCAAGAGAAGAATAAAGCATTACAGTTTAAGACATTTGGTAATAAAAAAGTAGCCAAAGATGCTGTACGTGCTAGAGAAAGTTTTGGTGAAGGTATTGGAGCTGCTTACATGCCACAAGCTGGTAAGAAAGGTGTACCAGAAAGAGAAATTACATCTAAAGCAGTTAAGAAACAGTTAAACAGAAATAGAAACAGATCGACTATGAAAGGAGACTTAGAGACTCCTCATGTAAGATATACTCATAGTAGAGACAAGTCTACAGATTACATTAGACCAGAGAAAAAGAAAAGAAGATTTAAGAAGAAAAATGTTAAAGAAAACATTATAGCATTTCCAATAGCAAGAAGAAAACCTTTGCCTAATGATAAAAATGAAGGAACATATGCTAACTTCTCTAAGAGAAGAGGTGCACAACTTACACCAAAAGAAAAAGAAAAAGCTAATGCAGCTTATAAGGAAAGAGCTAGAAACGAAATAAAAAGAAAAATGGCTAAAGCATATGGTATAAGAAATGAAACATTTGGAGATAGAGGACTTTCACTACAAGAGTTAGGTGATCCAGCAAAAATGAATCAGTTATTCAGAATGGGTCTAGCTAAGAAAGGTGAACTTCAATTAATGCAAAGAATGATGAAAAGAGGTCCAGATGCATTAAAGGATCCAAAGTTAAGACAAAAGATGTACGACTTACTTGTAGACTTAACTGACCTAGTAACTAAAGATGGTCAGACATTTGTTAAGGTGAGACAAAACGTACAAAAAAACAAGAAAGATTTACAAGCTGTAAAAGAACTTCTATACTATGGTGGACAGCAAATACTAGAAGTTAATGCAGCTTACGAACTTATAAATATAGATGAGGATATGTCAGGAATGTCTGTCAAGTCTGGTCATAAAAAACCAGTTAGTCAGGGAGCAGGAATGACCAAAAAAGGGGTAGCAGCTTATAAAAGAAGAAACCCTGGAAGTAAATTACAAACTGCCGTAACTACTCCACCTTCTAAACTAAAAGCTGGAAGTAAAGCAGCAGGAAGACGAAAGTCTTTTTGTGCTAGATCCAGAAGTTGGACAGGTGAGAGAGGAAAGGCTGCAAGAAAGAGATGGAATTGCTAATATGAATAAAACTTTAGAACAACAAATAAGACTAGTAATGGAAGGTCAAGCTAACGCTGGTGTGTTAGAATATGGATCAGACATTGCTAGAGATACGTATGCAAAAGATACTCCTGGACAAACACCTGGAGTAGATCATAGCCCAATCCAACACCAACATAAGCCAAACTTGGCATTAGATGGTGTTCCTGTTCCTGGAGGACAGTTAAAGAAACCTAACTTTGAAAAAGATGCAGGCATGGGTAAGGTAGCAGAAGCTAAGGATATGAAAGTTAAGAACTGTGGTTGTGGAAAAGATCCATGTGAGACTTATGGTTCTAAAGAAGAACAAATGAAAGAAGAGTTGAAAAAAGATGAAATTACAGGTAAAATGAGAGTCAAAGGACCATCTCATGTATCTGCAGCAGACATTAACAACGCTTCCAAGAAGAATGCAGTTAAACCAAAGAATGAAGAAGCTGAGCTAGATGAAGCAGGAAGATGGGAGAACACTTCTCAGGGAAGAGCATATAGAAAATTATCACCAGAAGAGAAAGCAAGAAGAGCAAAAGCTAACATGCTTCAGAAAAGATCTGGTGCACCAAAGTCAAGAGCTAAGGCAGCTAAAGTTGGTATTGGTAGACTAAAAGCAGTTTATAAAGGAACTACAAGAAGAGAACAAGTAGAATCTATACTAGATGACTTATCAATGGCTTATACAGGAACATTGGTATCACTTGATGAAGCTATGTCAGATTCAGAAAGAAAGCAAGCAGCAGCAAAAATCTTTAGAATGCATCAAGCCAAGCAAGCAGCTAAGCAAGCAAGTACTGCATTAGGTAAGAAATCAGATCCAGCAGCAAAAGCAGCTAGAAGAGATTCAGCAGGATATAAAACATCAGACGATTCGCACTTAGATAGCAAACCAAAAGCACCAGAGAAGAAAAGAGGTAGAGGTGAAAGAGACTTACCTCACATCGTTTCTCAGTTAAGAGGTGTTGTTGATACTAAAGATGGAGCTCCAGCTTCAGTTAAGTTTAAAGATGGATCAACTAAGAGTGTTAAACCTAAGCATGCAGCATCCTGGTTAAAGAAACACGATAGTGCTAAACCAGCTGAGAAGTTAGCAATGTATAAATCACATGATAATCACAGTACATTCAAATCTCATGCTAAAGAAGAAGTAAACAAAGACGATACTGAAGTGCTTAAGAAGTTATCTAAAGACTTAAAAGGTTCTATGGCAGCTCACATGAAGCAAAAGAAATCTTTAGATAAAGCTATAAAAGAAGGATCCAAACCAAACAATCCTAAACTATGGGCAGCTAAGAAAGCAGCAGCTAAGTCTAAATTTGACGTATACCCTAGTGCTTATGCAAATGGATGGGCAGCTAAGGCATATAAGAAAGCTGGTGGTACATGGCGTTCAGAGTCCGTACAACACGAAGAAAAGATGACTGGACAAGAGTATAGAACTCAAATGGCTAAAGTTAAATCAAAAGATCCAGCAATAAGAAAAGCTATCTCTAATGTATATGATAAGAAACCTGGAAATAATGTTAAAGATCCAGAAGTTAAAGCAGCTAAGAAGTATATGAACTCAGAAGCTACTGCTGACCAAGTAACACAAGCTAGATATAGAGATAAATCAGATAACCCACATACAATGGCTTACTTAGGAAGACAAAAGAAAGGACCTGCATTAAAAACTTATAAACCTATTCCTGGAAAGAACGTAGACTCAGATAAAGGTAAGATGGCAGCAATTAAGAAACAAATAGCAAGAAGACCTGCTCAGTATGGTGTAGATGGCAAACATGACCCAATATACCCTGCTAACAAAGCCACGGTTCAAAAGCAAGGACAGAGACAAAAGTCTAAAGCAACTGCTGGACAGTACAAGGACTAATAAATAGGTATACAAATGAAAAAATTTAAACAACATATCGAAGAAATGAGCATGAGCGTTACTCTTAAGCCTAAGAAGAACAACATGTACAAAGTTACTGGTGTAGGTAAGAAAATGGCTGCACATGGTGGAATTAAAAAAGGTGAGAAGTTCCATGATAGTGAAATAGATGGAATGAACGATTCAGGCATTAAGGTTAAGTATCAAAAACCTAACATGAAGAAAGAATCTAAT